TAGCTTGGACTTTGGCCTCTCACTTCCTAAAGCTATCATTCTTTCTGTAGCTCTCATGGTCTCTGGTGCCTTTTCTGCAAATCCATGCATCATCTCAGGAAGTCCAAATATAAAATCAATATAGAACTCCGACTGCTGTATAAGTCTATAGAACTCTCCAGCTAATGGTTGAGGAGCAGGGTAGTGTGGCTCGCCTTGGGAAGAATCTACCTCGATGACTGCGTTGGGGTTGGCCCAGTCTTTTTCAAGCTGATCCACGTCATCCACACTACCCAAAGGTACTAATAACTTCAAGCCAGCAGATGCCTGTGCATGAGACAGAGCTAAAGACCAAAGTTTATTTAAAAGCCTTTGCATCGGTCTTGCTCTGGATATGTCTGATTTTGGGTATGGCGTGCCCGTCCAAATGTTAGGCAATGGTACTATTGGGTATTCGTCTGTATTTAATATTTGTTCATAGAGCACGACCTCACCCATCGATGCACACACTTTTACACGTGTTTGTAAAACCTCTATTGACTTAAAAGCCTCAATCTCAAAAGCTTCAACGTTTTGTTGGTAGAACTGTACATACTCTTCTTGGGAAAGAATATCCTCTTCTTGAGTTTTCATGTTAATAATTCTATAGTAGGGAACCTTTACCTTGAAGAACCTTTCTAAAACCTGATACTTCTTTACCTGATAATAATCTTTATCCTTTACATCAGCGGGTGTAAAAACTGTCATAGAGTTTTTATTTTGAGATGAAGGGTAGTCCTCTTCGTCATAGGTGAATCCAGATATATCATTAATGATACCGGGTATCACCTCTCCAGTTATCGGGTCTTTCTTGTCTGCCAATTCAGGGTAGAGGTTAACGGCTTGCTCACCTGTTAGGATGGTGGAAAGGATAAGTCCATCCGAGTCGCTGAACCAACGATCTCTTGAACTTGGAGATGCGTATACTCTGAAGGGATCTACGTATGTGAACTTAACGTCACCTCTACCAAAATCTGATTCGGAATCTATATAAGCATATAGATATCCCATGCCCGTAGTAGCATAATCCTGTATAGCTTGCTTCATTTGCCAATCGCCATCAGAGTTTTGCCAGACATACCCCATGATAGTTCTCCATAATGTCGCTACCTGAACATCAGAATCCTCTCTTGGGGTTATTGTAAATGCAGGAGGTCTTGATGTAAGAACTGCTTTAAACTTTTCTATTGCCGCAGATATTCTATCCATTGGTATATCTGCTTGATTTCTTTGAGCTAACTCGTCAGACTCATCTTCACTAAAATGATTACCAAGATAAAAGTCAATATCCTTACGTGCCTCTGTATCCCAATCAGACCTTGAATCTCTCCACTGCCTGTAAAGCTCATCGTTATATAATGCTCTAGGGTCTTGTTCCATATTTATTTTGGCATATTAGGTGCAGGTATTAACATATCTCCCAATATCCTACCCTTAAACGTTTTTTTAGGACTTGGCATCATGTCCATCATACCATCTGGAGAATCCAGCGATTGCGGGTCAGAAAGAAGCCCCAACAACCTTAGTTGCTGAAGTGCTTTTTCTGCCTTGCTTTGAACAGCTTGTTGAATTATCATCTCATCTTGCATCATGCTTTGCTCTAAAGCCTGCATCTCTCCGGGGACTCCAATTGACTGCCCTTCAAGCATTTGTGGATTGGCCTGCCTCATTTCAATTTGAAGCGGGTCATCCATAGGGGGAGCAGGAGGGCCTGCCATGCCACCTTCCTGATAGCTTGACATAGGCTGATTCATCATGCCACCGCCCATCATACCCATTAAATTATCTTCTACCATACCGCCATCTTGATAGCCAGCTTCTTTTAAACGGTCAAATAAAACATTAGTTGTGTCTCCAGTTGACCTCAAGTAATCTGCTGTCTGCATATTTAATAACATTTGCAATGCATCTCTAGGTTCAACCTCTCCAGACATTACGGATGATTTTAATTCTTTTTTTCTTGGGTCTTTAAAATCTCTCATAAAAAAATCCATCATGGGTTTTTCAGACATTACTTTACCGCCATCTTGCATGTACCCCATACGATTTCTAACCTCTTCAGGTAGTTTTGCTAACCCGGGGTTGTCTTCTGGAACTGGTTTCAGCTCTCCACCCTCTTCCATCATCATCATCATTTGAGGGTTGACCATACCACCATGACCATACTCATCTACCATACCACCCATCTGCATTGGTTTTGGGCCAGCATTGACCATACCGCCACCATACATACCCTTCATGTTTGCTAAAGTGGCCATCTGTATAATTTTATCTATGCTTGAGTGACCGCCTTTTTCTGGCATGTCATTTATCATATTCAACATGGGTACTCCTATCATATCTACCGCTTCTTTTCGTATAACGAACTCACCGGGAGTAAGTATTGTTTTTACTGTATCTGTAGTTCCGGGCATTATTCTCTTATCTCAAAGTGTGGAAAGTCATCAAATTTATTGTCCTCTACTTCCCATCTTCCATTTTCTGAATACATATCCCAATTGCCTCCCCATCTTATCTTAGTGCCCATGCTCCGAGCAATGCCAATAACGAACCCAGCAAAGAGGGTTTGTCTTTCCCTGTCTGCCCAATCCACAGGATAAGGGGTAACGTCAACGGCTTTAGAAGGGTTAACATTATGCCTGCCATTAGGATACTTAACCTTAGTACGCTTCTCATCGTATAATTTATTTTGCCTCTCCTTGTTTCTATAACCTTCTAAAATAGAGCAATCTACGTGCTTAATGACTTCATTAAACACATCCTGCAATCTTTGGTCACAAGTTGCTAATCTTTGTTTTGACTTTTTAGAGTACCTTGGCATGTGTGTATTTCGCTATGCTATGTTAATGATAAAAATACTAATAGTGCAATATATTTAGACTCTAGCACCTGTCATCCAACTGTATGCTTTTTTGGTTATTTTTCTTACAGGCCTATGTTCTTCATCCAATAAAGATTCTCGTTTGGTCTTAGAACTCTTCGGTGCTTTTGCAAAGTAATCCGCATAATACAAAGCATCCATTACGTCATCATTCTTTGGCTTTGGATGTTCGAAGAACTCATCTACCAGCTCTGTCATCTCTCTTTGTATGTACAGTTTTTTGGAATTAACAATAGGCCCAAGGCTTGTTTCCAGTCTATCTTGCTTTTTAATACGGGCAGGAGGTTTAACGCCTTTAAAGATTCCGGGCAACAGTCTTTTTTCCTTTACAGATAGTCTTGTTACCATATCCCTTACCATTTCCTGTGCCGCAACCGTCTCAATCGTAACTCTACGCACTGGAGAGTATTTGTTGGCAAGCCTGATTATTTCTTTTGGAACATCAAAGGTAGGTATCCTTTCACGAAAATACTCCAGAACATAGCGATTGTTACTAGAATCAATACCCATAACCAGTATCACTTGATAGTCAGAAGTCTCAGAAGCTGTAGCCGCAAGGTCAACTCCAATATAGATATTGATCGGTGTAGCATCTTCATTGTCCATCAAGTAATTAAAGTTATTCCTTGACTCTACCTTTCCATTGTAATACTGTATCCTATCTATCTTAAAAGAAGCATTGGTCACATCCCTAGCATCGTTCATGTATTCCTGTGCAAACTTATTTACAAGTCCTGCTTCTATGAACTCACGCTTCTTTGCATTTAGTTTCTTTTTGGAGAACTGACTTGCCCACAGTGGTTGACCATCCTCTATGGCTCTATAAAAGTTTACGTCCCAAGGGTATGTCCTTTTGTCCATTTGAGCCTTTTTCCAACCATCGTAGGTCATTTGCAGGTAAGAGTCATAGTGTACAATAGTCCCAGAAAGCCATATCCAGCCTTCCTTGCCCGGTGTTTCTTCTAAGGCGGGGTACACTGTGGATACGATCCATTTCTTGATGTCAGCACGCCTTTCTGGCGTTTTGGTGTTTAGTTCTGATTCAAAGTCATCAAGTACAATACCAGTATACCGTACATCTACCTCCGCTCTACCTCTAAGTC